TATTGACTATGAAGCCACTGGAAATGGATACATTGAAGTTGGTAGAAAAGTAAATGGAGAGATCGGATACATTGGTCACATACCAGCAAGAACAATGCGTGTCCGTAAACAAAGAGACGGCTTCGTACAGATAGTTTCAAACCTTGTTGTATTCTTTAGAAACTTTGGGGATTCTGAAACAGAGAACCCAGTTGGTGATGACCCAAGACCAAATGAAGTTATTCATATTAAAAAATATACACCAAACAACTCATTTTATGGGGTTCCAGACGTAATTCCAGCTAAGACTGCTTTAGCAGGGGATGAGTTCGCTTCTAGATTTAACCTAGACTACTTTGAGAATAAGGCAGTCCCAAGGTATATTATTACTGTTAAGGGAGCCACATTAAGCAGAGATGCAGAAAGAAAACTATTAGAGTTTTTCCAAACAAATCTTAAAGGCAAAAATCATAGGTCTTTATACATACCGCTTCCAGCAGATGATGAAGGAAATAAGGTTGAATTTAAGATGGAGGCTGTTGAGTCTGGTGTTCAGGATTCATCATTTAATAACTATAGAAAAATGAACCGTGACGAGATATTAATAGCACATAGAGTTCCAGTTTCTAAAATCGGACTACCAGAAGGAGTGTCACTTGCAGCAGCAAAAGATGCTGATAAAACATTTAAAGAGCAGGTAGCAAGACCAGCACAAAGAAATCTAGAGAAAAAAATCAATAGATTAATTGGAGAGCTCACCGACGCCTTTGTTCTAAAGTTTAATGAATTAACTTTAACCGATGAAGATACCCAGTCAAAGATCGACGAAAGATACCTAAGAATGAAGGTAATTGTTCCGAATGAAGTTCGTGCTAGACTAGGTATGGCGGGAAGATCTGGCGGAGATGCACCAGTTCAGTTAACTGGACAGCAAGCTGCAGATCAAACAGCCAGGGCTACTGGAAATCGTAGTAGAGATCAACAGAGAACAGCGAATGCAACTGACTCTAATGATGCAGCAAGAAACCCACAAGGCGATGGACGTAATACGCCCTGATTTTGTATTTTCATAAAAACGTTGCTAAAATAGGTACACCATGGAAATAAAAAAGGCTAATTGGTATTCAGACGGAGACTCATTAAAACTCTCCATGCCTATCGCAAAGGTAGATAAAGAGCGTAGAATCGTCTCTGGATTTGCTACCCTAGATAACATAGATCAACACGGAGATATAGTCTCATCAGAGGCATCTACAAAAGCATTCGAAAGATTCCGTGGAAATATTCGTGAAATGCATCAACCACTTGCAGTGGGTAAGATGGTTTCATTTAGAAAAGAAACACTATTTGATAAAGCTAGCGGAAAAGAACATAACGGAGTATTTGTAAATGTTTATGTTTCAAAAGGCGCACAAGATACATGGGAAAAAGTATTAGACGGAACACTATCAGGATTTTCAATTGGTGGAAATGTCAAAGAGGCAAAAAATGAATTTATTGAAGAGCTAGAAAAAACAGTTCGCATTATTAAAGACTATGATTTAACAGAATTATCTTTAGTAGATAATCCAGCAAACCAGCTATCCAATGTATTGTCAATTCAAAAAACAGCAGACGGAACAGTCTATAAAGGAATTGCTACAGATGTAAAAGTAGAAAATGTTTTTTACGATAAAGAGACAGACTCAATTTTCCTATCAACAGAATCAGAATTTAAATCACCAACATCAGAAAACAACCTAGAGTTAATCGGATGGGTAGAAACAAATGACGCAAATAAATCTTTAGAGATAACAAGAATTCTTGAGGCATATAAATCCTCAAGATCAGTTTTGCCTGAAAATATTGTTGCAAAGCAATCTGGGCAAAATGACGAAACTACCGAAGGAGGTGTTACTGTGGCAGAAACTACAATAGTAGAAGAAACAAAAATAGAAGCAGTAGCCGAAGTTGAAGAAGTAACAGAAGCAGAGCTTGCTAAATCAGCTGATGCAGAGGAAGCACCAGCAGCAGAAGTAGCAGAAGCTCCAGCAGTAGAAGAGACTGCAGCTGTAGAAGAGGCCGCTAACATTTCCGAAGTTGAAGTTGAAGAGACTGACTTTGCAAAAATGTTAGACGATATGAAAGCATTCTTCTCGGCAGAGATAACAAAAACAGCAACCGCACAAGCAGTTTCAAGCTTGTCTACAAAGGTTGATGAAAAAATTGCTGAAATTACAAATAAATACAACGAGCTTGAACAAGCAGTAAGTAATATCAAATCACATATCTCTAGCGTTGAAAAGCGCATTGATGGAGTTGAAAGTGATACAGCAATAAAAAAGTCTTCTGATCTGGACGGGTCAGATGTTAAAATAACAAAAAGTAAGTGGGGCGGGCATTTCCTCAGCGTCCGTAACATTGACTAATAAATCTATAAAAATGATGGAGGTGAAATAAAATAATGAGCGATATCCTACAAAAAGTAGTAGATACAACAGACGTTGGAGCAGGTGGCGGAGGTTTGCTAACAAAAGAGCAATCTGACCGTTTCATCGACTACATGTTTGATGCTACAATCCTTGCCCGTGCAGCCAGAACCATTCGTATGCGTTCTAATACCGCTGATATTGACAAGGTAGGCGTTGGAACAAGATTGATGACAGTTGCAACTGAGTCTACAGACACAGCTACAAACGCAGCAGTTACATTCACAAAGATTTCTTTAACAACAAAGAAACTACGTCTTGACTGGGAACTATCAAGCGAAGCACTAGAAGATAATATCGAAGGTGCTGATCTTGAAGATCACATTGCACGTCTGATGGCAACACAGGCTGGTAACGACATTGAAGATCTTTTGATCAATGGTGTTGGAACTGGAACTGGTTTGATGTCAGCATTCGCAGGTTTCCGTTCGCTAGCACTTTCAAGTGCTAACGTCGTAAACGCTGGTGGTGCAACAATCAGCAAGGCAGTATTCAATAGCGCAATTAAGGCATTGCCACGTAAGTACAAGCAACGTCGTAATGAGCTACGTTTCTTTACAGGTTCAAACCTAGTACAGGATTATCTATACAGCTTGACAACTATCGGTTCAGGTGGAACTCCAGAAGACATTGCATCTTCAATTCTTCGTGGAAATCCAAACGGACCAGCAGGTGCACCAGGCGGTGTAGTACCGTTTGCATTTGGTATTCCAGTAGTTGAGGTTCCTCTAATCGATGAAACTCGTGCTGGTGATTACTCAGGTACAACAGGACAACACGGAGACATTCACTTGTCTTTCGCTAACAACTTCGTTGTTGGTGTAAAGCGTGAAATCCAGGTTTACCGTGAATTCAAGCCAAAGAAGGATACAATTGAATACACAATGTTCATCAGAACAGGTTGTGCAATTGAGAATCCAGAGGCATTTGTTGTGGTCAAGAACGTAAAAGTTTCTGCATAACAACCCTTAAAAACTAAATAGTCTACTGGGGGGCCCGAAAGGGCTCCCCTTTAGTCATTTTTGGTGCTATAATTAGTAAAGAAAAGACGAGAGGAGAATTAATGTCTTTCAATAATATGAGGCTCGAGGAGCTTCAAAAGGTAGCAGAAACCTTCGCTGTAGATCACCAAACTGCAAATAATAAAGCCGACCTAGTAGCCCTTCTTACAGAAGAGGGCATAAGCTTTGAAATGTATGATAAATTTTCAAACGCAGAAAAAGCAGACCCAGAGCTATCACCTGGTAAAGTAAAGGTTGCACCAGAGACCCCAACAGACGGTCAAGTTTTAGTAAAAATGGAGCGTATGAATCCTAGGTATGATGTTAATGAATTTACTTTTACAAAAGAAAATCCATTTATTGTTATGTCTGAGGCAAAGGCTCAAGAAATTTTTGATAGCCAAGAAGGATTTAGATTGGCTACACCCAAGGAGGTTCAGGAGTTTTATTCCTGATTTAAATGGAGTTATACACAGGTCTTACCCAAAAAATATACTTAGATGTATATGAGGATGGTGAGTTAAGAGCAACAGATTCTAACCCCATAGTAACTATCTATGATGGTGTCACTGACGTACAACTTTTTAACGCCTTTGCTGAACCAGAAATAGATGACGAGGGTCACTATGGGTTTTCAATATTAGACAACCACCTTACAATAGATAAGACTATAAAGGCTGTATGGTCGTATGCCGTTGATGGAAACACCATGCAAACCATCAACTATTACAATGTGGTAACTCCATATATTTCTATTTCTGAGGCTTATACAAAACTTAAAATAGGCCGTGAAATAGGTGATGCAAACTATAAACCATTCCACGAAATGGCAGAGGCCGAAAGGTTTGCTAGGTTTATGATAGAAAACTATACTGGTCATAAATTTGGAAAATACGAGGGATCTATAACTGCATATGGTCAGGACTCAGACGTTCTATACCTAGGTGAAAGAATCATATCTTTCACACAATTAAAAGAAAATAATAAAACTGTTGTAAATACGTCCAGTAACATAAATGTTTTTGGATATCCAATTGAGATTACTGAAACTAATCACTCAATAAGGATATACTCTACAAACGATATATCTGAGGGTGGGCAAAAAGACCTAGTTTATCCTTCAAAAGGCAGCTTCTTAAACGGCTATAGATACGACATAAGTGGTATTTTTGGCTGGAAATCTGTACCTGAAAAAGTTCAATTAGCTGCACTGATGCTAATGAAAGATTTCTTCGGAAAAGATAATATTTGGAGAGCAAGATATGTCCAAAACATATCGTTTGGGGATACAGATATTCAATTATCTAAGTTAGCATTTAGGGGAACAGGTAATTTTTACGTAGACAAACTTCTTGATGAGTATAAGTCTACTAGTATGGCGGTAATCTAATGATAGGATATTTTGCTGTAGAGGCTAAATATGCTATGAAGTTAGACATATATCGTGTTCAAATTTCACAGGATCCAAACAGCGGAGAGATAAGACGTCAATGGGCATATACAGAAACTGTACCATGCCTAGCTAAGTCTATAATTTCTACTGGAGTTAGAAGTCCTTCAAATGATAGAACGATAGATTCAAGATATATGGTAGAGGAAATTATAAAAGTAAACACTTTAACCAAACTACCACGTAATGCAAAAATTAGTAATGTTAGAGATTTAGAAGATAATGTCATTTGGGAAGAGGCAGAGATTTCTGGAAGCCCAGCAACAATATTTGAAGTAGTTGGATCAACTCCAATTATAGATGGGTTTGGTCAAACACTGGAGTACGAAAGTACTTTACAGAGGAGCGATATTCAGAATGCCCTCACTTAATATAAAATCAGATGCCGCAAATGTAATAGAAAATGCTACTGCATATATGCAGGGTATTGCACAAGCTCCAAATAAACCAGTTGTAAATAATGAAATTGGAATGGCTGTTACAGCAATAGCACATAGATCACTATCTAGATTTATAGACACTGAAGCAAGACTTAGTCCTTCATCTATGCATCACGTATATGAATGGAATCAGATAGGTAAGCCTCTTGGAAGACTATGGAAGTTAAGCTCAGGTTATAAAACAGGCACAATATCTTTATCAGCAGACTTCAAGCAATCAAGAACCTTTGTCCCTATTAAAAATGGTACATCTCGTAGAAGTAAATTTACATTTAAGGCAGATGTTATGGAAAAGGGTAGAAGTGTAAAAATTACACCTAAAAAAGCAGATGCATTATTCTTTTATTCTTCAAGTGGTGAGCCAGTGTTCATACCAAAAGGAAGATTTGTAGTTGTAAAATCTCCTGGTGGAAAACAAGTTCGTGGTGCTTTTGGAAAAACTATGGATAGGTTTAAGGTGTCTAATAATTTAAATATTGATATCGAAGCATCTGGATTAATAAAAAGACTCGAGCTTGCTCAAAAAATGGCGGCATCTCAAACACTTTTAGGAGTATCTGGGTCATCAAGATCCTCAATGTCTGCAGCGGCTGTTTCAAATACAGCAAGACATATAAGACAGGTTACAAAGACTTATGCATTATTGGATGGTGAAATAGTTGGCTGATTATTCTAAGGGTGCGGTATGGGAAGTAAGAAAACTGTTATGGGCAGAATTACAAGCTGCTGGAATATTAACAGCTTCTGACTATAGAGAAAATAATGTTAGTTATATTCCAATTATTCCAGTACAAGAACAAGATACATTTAAAAACAAATTTGTTGTTAATAGAGAGAGTCCACTGCCATATATTGTTTATGACTTAGATGTTGTTGGCTATGATACAGACTGGTTTATATGCAACGAAAGATTAACATTTAAAATATATGCAAACTCATATAATACGGTGATAACAATAACTAACTTAATGATAGACTTATTCAGACGTTTTGACGATAGTGCAAAAACAATGAATTCCTATGCTAAAAATTTAGACCCAACAACTCCATTTAAATACCACTATTTTACCCTTGCAGAGGCAAATTCTCCTAACCCAGCAGAAGAATTGGCAGGGCGTTTAGAGGCAGATATAGCAATAACGTACTCATACTCCAGAGATTTAGATCAGAACGGAAGATTTGCCTAATAAGGGCTATTCAGATATGATTGGGTATGAGGAAATGCCGCAAGCCACATTCCATAAAAAGGAGGAGGTGAAATAAAATAAATGGCAACTAATGTTCGTAATATTATTATTGGTGCAGCTAGAATTTATATATCAAAAAAGGATTCAACAACAGCTGATTGGACAGATGCATACCAAGATGGATTAGATCCATTCGCAGTGTCACCACAACCAACTGGATCATACGTAGCTTCAACAGGAACTGGAGGAGCTCTAGATACAGCAAAGTGGTCAGAAGTAGGATTTACATCTGATGGTCTACGTGTTATGTATGAGCCAACATTCGGTGAAGTAGAAGTTGATCAGCAGTTAGACGTTGCAAAACTTTTCAAGTCTTCACAACGTGTTATGCTCGCAACAACACTTACAGAAGGTACACTTCGTAACCTTTTGGTTGTATTCGGTGCATCCGAAGATGACCTAAAGACATACGATGCAGTACCAGACGCACGTCTTGACCTATCAATTGGTGCTCTAAACGCAGAGCCAGTAGAACGTCAATTCGTAGCAGTTGGTAACGCACCAGGCGCAACTGTCGGTGGAGTAGCAAAAGACCGTGAGCGTGTTTACTATGCTCGTCGTGTTCTTTCAGTAGAAGCATCTGAGCATGCTTTGACCCGTAACGAGGCAACTAGATTCCCAGTGACATTCCGTCTCTTGGGTGATCCACGTTACTCAGATACATATGGTAGAATCGTTGACCGCATTGTAGCGTAATTCGATTTTAGAATTAGGCACAGGCCCTTCGAAAGGAGGGCCTTGTCTTTTTAACCTGTTTTTTGGTATAATTATATTGACTATTTAGGAGGTCAAATTTTGGCTACTCAGTTATATGATACTGTAGAGATTGAACTGCAAGACGGACGGCAAGTTAAACTAAAGCCGCTTCCAATTAAATACCTTCGTGATTTTATGGAGGTCGTCACAAAACTTGATGACGTAAAGAATGAAAAAGAAGCAATCGACATTTTTATCGATGCTTGTGCAATAGCTCTTAAGAGATCATTGCCAGACCTAGCGGGGAATAGAGAAGCCCTGGAAGAGGCCCTAGACGTACCTACAATATGGAAAATTATTGAGGTGTGCGGCGGTATTAAACTTGGTGACCCAAATTTAATAGCGGCAGCGAACAAGATGGTTGGGGAGAACTAACCGAAAAAACTAAGTCATCAACGACTTGGAAAGAACTTGATCTCGCTGCCTTAGAAAAGCAAATTTTTCTTTTAGGTTCATGGCAAAACTATGAAGAACTAGAAGAGAAGATGTCATTAAAAGAACTTATTGACACACTAGAAGAGATGAATAAGAAGGACTTAGAAGATAAGAAATTCTTAGCAGCCCTGCAAGGGGTTGACCTCGAAGGTGGTTCAGAAGGTTCTAAATCATTTGATGATGTCAGGAGGGAAGCACTAGGAGACGATCCAAGAACAAACGATATAGTAAACCTTAAAGGCAGACTTGCCAAAGAAGAAGGTTTTGGTATCGGAAATGGTTTAGGATACGAAGTCTGGGATTAATTAAATGGCACAATCAGTAGTAATTAATTTTAATGCTAATGCTAATTTCTCTGATTTAATATCAGAGATTAGAAAAGCCAACGCTGAAATTGGTACACTACAAGCTCAACTTAATGGTTTGGGCTCAGGAGCCTTTGTCTCAATAGATAACCTCAACAAACAATTTATACAAGGTATGCGTAGCAGCAGACTTTGGTCATCTTCTTTCGTAGATGTAACAAACCAAACAAGAGAGTTTGGAAGACACCTAGATCAGGGAAGAGTTAAGTTAAAAGATTATTACCGTGAATTTACATTGCAGGCTAGAGGTCAACGTGGCCTAATAAGAAAGCTTGCAGAAGATCAAGTAAGATTACAAAAATCAGTATTAACGACATCTATTGGTCCATCTGGAGATACTAGAAGTATACTTTCTACTCCTACTGGATTAGATAAGTTTGATCCAACAGTAATGAAGGCTTTAAGAGCAGAACAATTTAAAATTATTGGAAAGTCCATACAGGGAGCATCTACAGAGCTTATTAATTTAGGTAAAAATACACAATGGGCTGGACGACAACTTACTGTTGGTTTAACTATCCCATTAACAATGTTTGCAGGATCTGCAGCAAATGCATTCAAGGAAGTAGATAAGCAACTAACAAGATTAGCTAAGGTATACGGTGATGTGGGTGGAGCGACTGCAGCAGAAATACAAAATATAAAAAATCAAACTTCTGAGTTGGCAAAAACCCTAGCAAGAGATTTGGGTGCATCTGTTCAAGATACCATTGGGTTGGCTGCTGATATTGCAGCTACTGGAGCTACAGGAGATGACCTAATTAAGTCTGTAGCGGAAACAACAAGGCTTGCCGTGCTTGGTGAAGTAGACAGACAAGAGGCTATGGCGGCAACACTATCTCTTCAAAACGCATTTAATTTAAGTACAACTGAATTAGCAGAATCTATTAACTTCCTAAACGCAGTTGAAAACCAAACATCTACATCTCTACAGGACCTAGTTATTGCAATTCCTAAAGCTGGTCCAGTTGTAAGACAACTAGGTGGAGACGTAAAAGACTTAGCATTATTCCTTACCGCTATGCGTGAAGGTGGTATTAATGCTTCAGAATCAGCAAACGCACTTAAGTCTGGACTTGCATCGATAATTAACCCAACACAAAAAACCACAGAAGTTCTTAATCAGTTTGGAATAAATATTGAGGGAATTGTAAATGCAAATGCTGGAGACTTAGTTAAGACAGTTATTGCATTAAGAGAAGAATTAAATAACCTAGATCCTTTAGCAAGAGCTAGAGCTATTGAGCAGTTATTTGGAAAGTTCCAGTTTGCACGTATGTCAGCTTTATTTGATAACTTAGGAAAAGCTGGAAGCCAAACATTACAAGTTATAGAACTTATGGGCTCATCAACTGCAGAGTTAGCTCAAATAGCTGACCGAGAGTTATCAATTTTAACAGAGTCAGCATCTGGTAGATTCCAGAGACAAATAGAAACATTTAAGGCCAACTTAGCTGGAGTTGGAGAAGGATTCTTACAGGTATTTACTACTGTATTGGGAGCAGTAAATAAATTATTAGATGGATTCAATAATCTTCCAGATGGAGTTAAAAATGTTCTAACAATAGTCGGAGCATTAGTTGGATTAGTCGGACCACTTATCATGTTGTCTGGTGTATTCCTAAACTTCTTTGGATTCTTGCTAAAATCGGTGGGAGTGCTTGGCAGACTATTTACTGGAACTCCTAAATTCCAGTTACTTACAGAAGAGATAATGGCAACAAGTCTTTCCTCTGAAAAAATGTCAAACTCTTTCTATGACCAAGCACTTGCCGCTGAAACAGCTAGAAAAAATATTGATAATCTAATAAATTCATTAAAGAATCTTAATGCTGCACAAGGAACAGCAATGTCTGGCGCAGCACAAAGAGCTGCTGGTGCATTTATACCAAGACCAATGTTCCAATCTGGTGCTGGTGTTATGCCAGCTGGAATAGAGTACTCACATGGAATGTCTAAGACTGCAAGAGAGCAGTTGGCTGCACAACTAGGATTAACAGAACAAGAAACACAACTGCTGGGTGGAACTAGAATATCAGCACTTTCATCACTTACAAGACCTATGGCAGCAGGATCCGCAGAAGCACAACTACAACAGAACTTTGCAGAAAGAATGCCTAACTTTATTGTTGCACCTGGAACAACAGCAGAACAGATGAGAGCAAGGCTGGAGCCACTTGCAACAACTGAAAGAAGTAGAGAGTCTTTAATGAGAATAGGCCCAGATATCACAAAGGCTTTCCAGACATCAGAAGATTATGCACAAACACAAGCAATACACGTTGCTAACCTTAAAGCAATATCTCAAGCTTATTCTAGAAGTGCAAAAGATGGAACAGCACTTGCAAATGCAATGAAGCAGGCCTGGAAACAAACATTTACAGATACTGGCGATGAGGTTGCTGCAGCAAGAGCAGCAGCAGAGGTCGCAAAGACAGAACTTGGAACTGGATACACTTCACTTGTTAGAAAGACATCTGCTGAAATTCTTTCAGCATTTAAGTCTGGTGGATCAGATGCAGCAATGATAACTGCTGCAAAAGCTGAATTGGCAGCAATGCGTGGCGGACTACTTTCTGGAGCAGCGTCAAAAACAACTGTAGAAAGAATATCAAGAATGTCCCTTGCAGTTTCTCAAGGTGGAATAATGAATGAAATAGCAGTTTATCAAAAACGTGTTACTGCTTCAACAAAAGAATTTGGAAGGGTGGCTGTACAACTATTAGGTGATACAGCAATTGCATTTACTGCAGCTGGTAGAGAATTAACTGCACAAGAAATGTCAGATGATGCAAAAGTTTCTGCAGCGATAGCACAATTAAAAGCTGCAAAGATTAAAGCAGATAGAGCAGTTGTTCAAGATATCCAGGAGAAGGCTACTGCACTTCAGGTGGTAGCAAATACTGCAGCAACTGGAGGAGCAAGCGAGATAACAATGGCTAGGTCATCTGCTGGAGGAAGATTCGGAAGATTCCGTGGAATGGGAATGTCTATGGGAATGATGGGTCTTGGAATTGCGTCTACAGCAATACCACAAACTGGAACCGCTGGAAATATTGCTGGTGGGGCATTAATGGGAGCATCAATGGGTATGATGTTCGGACCACAAGGTGCGGCAATTGGAGCAGCCCTAGGAGCAATCGTACCAGCAGCAAAAGCTTTGTATACACAATTTGATAGATTAAGAGATATTGTTGCACTTAATGTAAGACAGTACCAGATAGATCAAGAGTTTGCAAAAGCAGCTGGACTAAACCTAAAAACAATTGGTGACATTCAATTACAACAAATAGTTGGAAAATCTGCAGAAGCAGCAAGCCAACTAGAGGTACTTGCACAAGCAGCACTAAGCGCTTCAACAAACTTATCTACTGGCGCACTTAGAGAAAAAACAAGAGGGGCACAAGATTTTGCAGAAGTTTCTGCAGAGTTCCAGAGCCAGTACCTAACCTACCTAGCTGCTGGTGCAGCACCAGAAGTAGCGAAAACAATGATGGCTGCTATATTAAAAGCTGCTGGTAAAGAAGGATTTGCTACAGACTTAAATATGATGTTAAATAATCTTCAAACTGCTACACAGCAGTCTGCTCCAGGATTAATGCTTTCTAGATTGCCACAGCCAGCTACAGTACCAACAGTTGTGCCAAGCACTGGCAGATATAATAATTCAGCAGCAGCAGCTAACGTTCAAAGACAAAATGATTTAATATTTAGACAACAAGCAGAAATAGTAAATAATATTTTAGCTAACTCAGACCTAGCCACATTTGCACAACAAATGGCGGAACTAGGAAGAAGTGGAAAGCTTGCATCTCAGTCATTAGGACTGGTTGCAGATTCTATATCTGGTCTTAGTACTCCAGAAAGAACTGTTTATGACGGACTTATAAGAAATGGTGTAAACGCAGCAGACGTAGCACTTGCCCTAAAGATGAGAATAGAAGGACTCATACCAAGCCTACAGTCTGTAAAAGACTTTGATGGAATGAAAATAAGAGCAACATTTGAATTGCTTACAGCTCAAAAACAACTAGAGGATGCTAAAAAGAATCTAGAGTCTTCATTACAAGGTATGTTCTCTGGTGGTAATGCTGCAGGAAATAATGATGCGGCAAAGAAAGCTCTACAGGCCCAGATAGACGCACTTGATGAGATTGAGCGTAAAGAAAAAAATATAAATAAGATAAAAGAGCTTAGAATAAAATATGAAGAAAAGTTAAGAAATCTTTCAGTAGATTACTTATCAGCATTAAGCTCTGGAGATTTAGAGGGAGCATTAAGAGCTCAGTTATCAGTACAACAACAACAAGCTGAATATGCTTCTGAAAACGCACAACTGCAAAAAGAAATAGCTCGTGAAGACAGAAAGAAAGCTCTTCAGGATAGACTAAAATCTTTAGACAATGCACCTTCTGGAGTAAATAATACAAACGCTAAGTTTAAACAAATGCAGTCTAATATAGACGAAGCAATTAAAAAGATAGTTGCTGGATTTAAAGAAGGCGGAGAAATAGGTAAGGTTCTTAGTAGCTTTACTACTAGTGATTCATTCAAGAATTTTGAAAAACAATTTAAGGGAATACTTAGTCCTAAAGCTTTTGAAGACGCAGCAGCAGTATTAAAGGGAGCACTTGGTGAGGCAAAGGGATTCCTAGACCTTGCAGCATCTGGTCTAAGTGGAGAAACTGGATCTACTAGATCAACAGCTAGAGATGTTTCAAGTATTCTAGGTTTTCAAAAGAATCCAAATGCAGTTAGAATATTATCAGATAAAGAGAAGGATTTAATTATATCTAAAGCTGGACTAATTCCTAATGAAATGGTAAAAGCATTTGGAAATATATATAGATATGATATTGAAAGTGATGATTTAATAAATACTGGTCCTATACAAAAGAAGTTTGCTGGAGGAAAAATTCGTGGTTATGCTCGTGGTGGATACATTACTGGATTTGGAAGCTCAGTAGCAGATAACATCCCATTGCTTGCATCTAATAAAGAATTTATGATGAATGCTATGGCTGTAAGGCGTTATGGAGTTCCATTTATGGAAAGCATTAATAGGCTACAGTATAATCCAGGAACACCAAAGAGAAGCGATATGTCACAGTCTAATTTTGGCCCATCCTCAGTTAGCGTTTATGTAAATAAAATTGATATCGTAGAGCCAGGTGCAGATGCTGATACAATTATTGCTACAATGGAAAAGAAGTTATTTGCATCTATGGGTAGATCTAAGGATAAGAGGTATCTTTCAATATGACATGGTTGGTAAGCGGTCTTAAAGACTCATTAATTTATTTTAAATCTTCTACTCCAGGAGCCCTGTATCAAAAAATTACAGATCATAATAGAAGGCCACTCGGCATAGATATTGAAAAGATAGAAAATTCATTAAGAACTGCTAACGGCACAATGAGAAGATCAACAATAGCCGAAAAGCATAGATTTGATTTATCTTGGCAGGATGTTCCAAACCTATCACAATATACAGTAGACGGCGGACTTGGCGGTGGAGAACTTTATGATTTCTACATGGATAATACCCAGCCGTTTTATATGAAGATAACACAGAAAATTGATTCAGATGCTACATTAGCATACCAGGAGTTTTTAGTAAATTTCTCATCTTGCTCTTTTGAAATTGTAAAGCGTAATCCTTCTGGTACATATCCATATATAAGGATGAATATAAATATATCTTTAGAGGAGGTTTAATGTTAAACTTTCCTTCAGTTAAAACTGCAATAGATTCACAATATACTTTAAGGCCAGGACAGAAAGTATGGCTTGAGTGGAACTATAATATACATGCTGGCATAAATGAAATGGGTATAGACGATATTCCACTATATCAGTATGATAATGAAATATCTGATCTAAAGCTTATTG